TAAAGTTTAGCTATTTAAAAGATCAACCAAAAGATATACAAAAGGGTATAACTGCTGTTCCAGTTATTGTTATTATTGATAAAACTGGTAGGGTTAGAATGCAATACGTTGCTGATTTATCATTTAAAATAAATGTCAGTAATATGGAGATACAAAACACTATCAACAAAATAAAAGGCAATAGAAGAGCATCTACTAACTAAATTAATTTATTATGATTAGTAAACACATTTCAGAAAAGGAAGCAACTAAAAGCATTACAGCAATGCGATTAGGTTTAGCAAATACACCAGATGGCAATATTTTATCTAATATGAAAAATGTAGCTGAGCATATATTTGAGCCACTTAGAAAATGGGTTGGCGGTCCAATAAAGATTAATTCTTTTTATAGATCAGAGGCACTTAATAAAGCTATTGGCGGTGCATCTAAAAATGGTAAACAAACAAGTCAGCATTGTTATGGTCAAGCTATGGACATTGATGACATTTATGGCCATAAATCAAATGCTGAGATGTTTAATTATATAAAAGATAATTTAAACTTTGATCAAATGATTTGGGAATTTGGTGATTCAACAAATCCTGACTGGGTTCATGTGAGTTATGTTAGTGATTCTGTAAATAGGAATAGAATATTAAAGGCAGTTAGAAATAAGGGAAAAACACAATACATTGATATTACTAATGGGTAATTTTCAATTTGGCATATTAGATATTATTAGCAGCGGTCCATTGCTAGGGTTTTCATATTATCCAGCAGATGACAAAGCTGAATATTCAGAGCTTAATATATATTTAATTTTATTTGGTTTACATTTTAGATTTTTTAATTATGAGTGATAAAAAGAAATTCAAAGAAACAACAGTTGGCAAATTATTATTTGGTGCGGCATCAATGATTAACCCAACACTAGGAAAAGTGTTAAGTGGTGTTAGTTCGCCACAAGAAGCATTAGCAGAAATTGGTAAATCCAAAATATCTAATGAGGATAAAATTAAGCTCCAGCAAATGATTTATGAGCAACAAAACAAAGAGATTGAAGCTGTTACAAATAGATGGCAAGCTGATTCAATTAGTGATTCCTGGCTAAGTAAAAATGTGCGGCCACTTGTTTTAGTTTGGTGTATAGTTGTGTTTAGTTTAGCTGGTATATTAGATAGCATTGAAAGTGTGCCTTTCCATATAGGAGCAACTTGGAATGATACATTTGAAAAGGTAATGATGGCTGTTGTATTGGCTTATTTTGGTGGGCGAACTGCTGAGAAATCAACAAGCATATTTAAAAAATAATGGCTAAAAATATAGCACAAACATATAGAGCAAACACAAGAAAAAAAAGAAAAGGTGTACATTCTAAAAATGCATCTAAAGGTCAAAATGGCTACAAAAAAAAGTATAAAGGGCAAGGCAAACAAAGGTAAATGAAATTGCTTAAATTTGTAAAAAACAATTTATGGCTACATCATATACTGGCTTAAGAGTTCAAGATACTTATAATGCAATAATAAAAATTGGAGATAATTCAAATCTCTCTGGCACAGCAAAACTACTTTCTGATGGTTTAGGTAATGATTCACCACTATATTTATCTGGAACTAGGTTAGGTATTGGAATATCACCAGCATATCAATTTCACACATCTGGTAATGCTAAAATTGGAGGCAACTTAATAATATCTGGCGACCTTACAGTTAATGGCACGTTGACATATTTAAACGTTGAGGATTTACAAGTCGAAGATCCGTTAATTAAATTAGCAAAAGACAATACATCAAACACATTAGACATTGGATTTTTTGGTAAATATGTTGAATCAGCTACAACAAAATATACTGGTTTATTTTGGGATGCGAGTACTGATAAATTTAGATTATATGAGGGGTTACAAGTCGAGCCAACAACAACTGTTGATGTTACTGGTACTGGGTACACTAGATCACTTTTAAATGCTGATTTAGAGGGTAATGTAACTGGAACTGTTAGCTCATTATCTAACCATGATACAAATGATTTAGTTGAGGGATCATTTAATTTATATTATACTAATGCTAGAGCAGATGCAAGGGTTAATTTACAAACTGGTGTTAATCTTGATTTGAGCAGTAAAGATACTGATGATTTAAGTGAGGGAACTACAAATCTATACTATACAGATGCTAGATTTGATACTAGGTTTACAAGTAAAGACACAGATAATCTAAGCGAGGGAACAACTAACTTATATTTTACAACAGCTAGAGCAAGAGCTAGTTTTAGTGCTGGTGATGGCATTACAATAACTAATGGTGTTATTTCATCAGAGGGTGATGCTGAGGTTGCAAAAAGATTAGAAGTTACAGTTAAAAATGTAAGTGGTGGTTCACTTGCAAAAGGTGTTGTAGTACATGCAGCACCAACAGCAACCCCACCGAGTGGCAATGTTATTGAAGTGGTTGCAGCAGATGCAAATGTTGCTGCTAGTATGCCAGCTATTGGTGTATTAAATGAAACTATTGCAAATGATGCAGAGGGTGAAGCTGTAATGTTTGGAGCTGTTAGTGGCATTGACACATCAAGTTTTACAGCTGGTGATGAATTATATGTATCTGAAACTGCTGGTGCATTTACTGCAACTAAGCCAACTGCATTTACAAGTCAAGTTCAAAAAATTGCAGTAGTTATAAAATCTCATGCTAGTAATGGATCAATAAAAGTATTTGGTGCCGGTAGGTCAAATGATATTCCTAACAGAGTTGATAGGGACATGAACTTTACTGATGGCAGTAAATTAGAGTTTGGTACTGATAGCGACTTAGAAATATATCATGATGGAACAGATGGATATATTGATAATATAAATGGTGAGCTTATTATCCAAAATAACAGTAATGATAAAAAAATAATATTTAAATCAGATAATGGTATTGGTGATATTACAGAATACTTTAGAATAGATGGAAATATTAATAGAAATGTTATAACTGTAACAACTCAGTTAAATGATAATGTGCCATTAATATTTGGCTCAGGTGCTGGATCACCCAGTATAAAATATGATTCAACAGCTACTCAATTATTCATAGATGGTGAATCTAAGTTTTTAAATGATTTATATGTTGTTGGTGATTTAATAGTTGATACAGATACTTTGTTTGTTGATGTTTCGGCTAATAAAGTTGGTATTAATAATTCAGCACCAGGTGCCATGTTAACTGTTGGAGCTGCAATAAATGCAAACGCAACTGGATTAGAGGTTAATGCTGGAACTGATGGCGGTAACATTATTTCAAGGGGTGCTGGTTATGACAACTGGTTTCCTTATACCAATGGACAAAATTATTATAGTTCAGATACACATAATTTTAGAAATTCAACCTCTAGTGCGATACAATTAACCATTGATAGTACTGGTAATGGTGTATTTAATGGAAACGTAACTGCAGCAAGATTTATTGGACCTTTGACTGGAAACGTAACTGGTAATTTAACTGGAAACGTAACTGGTGGCACAATATCTGGAACGACTGGTACATTTAGCGATATTGTATATGTTGGTGATGATGCATCAGCAAATGAAGGTGTATATATAAAAAGCGGAAATGGTACCAGCGATTATGGAGTTGTAAGGTTTTATCATGGTGGTACTAATAGAAATACAATCCATGCCTTTAGTCAATATTGGCAAAGCGGAAATATATATAACAGTGCCACTGATAGTTTAAATTTAGATGGACACGCTGGCGTAACTATTGGATCTTGGAATGATATTGATGTTGCTTTTGTTCAAGGCAGCACTAACTATTTTCAAAGAGCAATAGGAATTGGTCAAACAACTCCACTATCTAGTTTGCACATTACTCAATCAATACCATCCATAACTTTAGAAACATCAACAGACGCAAATGATCCTGTAATTACATTAAAATCTTCTCAAGCTATAACTGGCGAGGGTGCACAGATGTATTATGATAATAGTGTAGGTACTTTCCATATACAAACAACTTATCCTAATGATGTCGCTGATATAGTTTTCCATACTGCAACTGGTGCTGATCAAGGTACTAATAATGTCAGAATGAGAATTGGTGGCGGTGGTGGTGTTGGTATCGGAGATGTACAAGCAAATGGTGATTTACAATTCACAAATGATGTTCAAACCAGAAAAATAGTTTTATACGAGGGTGCTGATAATGATTACCAATTTTATGGTTTTGGTATTGAAACTGGAACACTTATTTATTCTACTTATTTAGAATCAGACAGCCATGTGTTTGTATCTGGTGCTAGTGCAACTACAAGAACTGAGATAATGAGAATAACTGCTGATACTGGTGTTAGAGTTGGTACTGGTAGTGTTGATGCTAAATTTAAAGTTGAGGCAAGAGATACATCAAATAATATTTATGCTGGTTTTAGAGTTGGTTATAATGGTGGCTCTGCTAATTATTATGATGCTAATTCCCATGAAATAAGAAGCGGATCAAGTGGAACTACTTATTTAACAATAAATTCAAGTGGTGCTAGTTTTAATAAAAGTATTATTATAGGCACAGGTGGAACTTACGCGGCTGGTGCTATATATTCTGATTCAAATTATGGTATGATATTTAGAGCAAAACAAGCATCACCAGGAACTGCAGATTTTTTATTTACAAACAGTGCTAATGTTGAAAGATTAAGAATCACATCAACTGCCGCTACTTTTGCAGGAGAAGTAAATCTTGTTAGAGGTATTAACATGACTGCTGGTACATCAAATTTATATGCAACCGATGGTGCTTTATCTTATTACGCAGCTAGTAATGGAGTTTATTTAAATGGTGCTGGCGCAAGTGGTTGGTTAAGATTACAAGCATCTGGAGTTCAAAATGATAGAAATAGTATAAATATTTATGGTTACAGTGCTGGAGCTTATATAACATTTAGAACTGAAAACATTGAGAGATTAAAAATTGATTCAAATGGTGATTTTCAAGCTAGTGTTAATTTAGATAAAAACTATGAGTTTGGAAAGGCACATATTGGATATATGGGACATGCTGATCATGCTGGTTTTTCTCATATTGATATAAACAGTACTGGTGGTTATGCTTTATTACAAGATTCTGGTGGCACAACATATTTAAATGCAGCATCAAGTAAAAAAATATATTTTAGGAATAACAATCAAGATTTAGGTGCTTTTTCGGCTGTTGGAAATTTAGGGGTTGGAACAACCGATCCAGATGCTTTTATGTCTGGCACAAAAGGTATTTCTATTGTAAGTTCAAGTAATGCATCTTTAGGGTTGTCAAATGGCACAACAAAATGGCTCACATATTTAACAACTAACGCTGATAGATATAGGTTTTGGAACAGCACTAGCAATGAGGTAATGACTATTTTGTTAAGTGGTTATGTTGGTATAGGTATAGACACACCGACAGCAACTTTGCACGTTAAAAACGATCAAAGCACTAGCTGGTTAACTATATCTGAAACACAAGGAACTGGAGGTGGTGGCTATTATTTTAATGGCACATCAATTACTCAATCAGCTAGTAAAGTTCTTTTAGTTAGTACAACTAGCAATGTAGATACTTTTGCTATAAAACCAAGTGGTCGAATTGGGATTGGTACTGGCGTTCCAGATGGTATTTTGCAAGTTCAAGGAAAAAACGGAGCCACTATATATTCTCAATTATTAATGGGTTATAATGGTACATCAAGTAACTTTTATGATGGTGATACACAAACTTTTAGAACTGGCGGCGGTGTAAATAAAATGGTTATAACTACAAATGGTACTACATTTTTCTCACCAGCAACTGGAACAGCAAGTGGCGATTATACTAATGTGCAATATTATCCTTATAAAGTAGATTCAGCAACACAAAGTAGCGATTATTGGAGAATACCGCATATTTCTGGTAGTGCTTCTATTTCTGGTGTTTATAATTACGAAACTGGAAAAAATGTTTATTGGGGTGAGCCAGCTGATACTGGAACTTATGAATTTAGAGGTCGTTATATAAATGCAACATCAAGTAATACAGTAGTTGGTGCATTTCACAACGACTTAGGATCTTGTATTTTTAAAATTGGAGATGCAAGTAATTCAAGTTATTCTGATTTACAATTGTATTCTAATAGTGGAACTGGTGAAATATTTAAAGCTGGAACTGCTTATACAGGTTGGGGTGGTGCTTTAGCACTTAACATTTTTAATAGTAATGGTGATATATGTTTTCATCCATCTGGAACTGCAAATATTATGAAGGTTAAAACATCTGGAATTACAGTTACTGGTTCGGTTACTGCAAGTGGTGATGTTATTGCATTTTCAGATAAAAGAGTAAAAACAAATATTAAAACTATTGATAATGGTTTACAGAAAGTATTAAATTTAAGAGGTGTTAGCTACAATAGAACTGATATTGATGATAATTCAGATAAAATTGGTGTTATAGCTCAAGAAGTTAAAGAGGTATTGCCAGAGGTTGTTAAATACAACAAAGAGGATGATAAATATGGTGTTGATTATGGTAAAATGGCTGGTGTATTTATTGAAGCTATAAAAGAATTGAAAGCAGAGGTTGATAGCTTAAAACAAGAAATCAAAGAATTAAAAAAATAGATTATGCCTTGTCCAAATATTGCAAATGATGAAATATCAATGCTTAAAACAGCTAGGGAAAGAACTGGTGCTGGTTATACATCGAGTTTTACAATTACATCACCAATTTATATGTCTGATATACAAAGATTATCTGGCGGTAATACAAGTGGCTCTGGCAATTCTTATCCACCAGTTGCTTTGGCAAACCCAATAAATAACCGACCAGATGGTCAAAATCCCTTAGCTATGTCTGAATTTAGTTTATACGATCAAAACCCACCAAGAACTGCATTTATGTTTAATTATGATAATCAATCTAGTGTTAGTGCATGTGCTTTTGCTATTCCTTTTGATACATATTATCATGATGATTCAAATAATTTAGTGCCTAGTTCATTAAATATTTATACAGCTTATACAACACAAACTGGAACAACAGTAGCAACAGCAGGTTACTATGCTATATATACAACTGGCGGATCACCAAGTGGTTCATGGATGCAAGTTGGAAATAATGGATTAATAATTGCAACTGGAAGTTGTTAAAAAAAATACTAAATTTGTAAAAAATATATTATGGCAAATACATACACTTGGAATATAAACCAAATGACTGCAAAAATCAATCAATATGATTTAGAAAATGTAATTTTTAGAATAAGCTATACATATTTAGCAACTGATAATGATGATTCAACATTAGTAGCATCAATCACTGGTGCAATAGAAGTTGAATATATTGAGGGTGATCCATTTATCCCCTATGCTGATTTAACAAAAGAAGATGTTGTTGGGTGGCTAGAATCCTCTGAGAATATTAATATACCAGAAATGCAAGAAAATCTAAATCAAATGATTAATGATAAAAAAAACCCAGTTGATGAATATTTATATCCAATGTGGGATTAATAATAATTAAATAAATAAAAATGAGCAAACTAGAAGAAAAAGAATTAAAATCTTTACAAGAAAATCAAGGGAAAATTAATCAAGTTGTATCTAATATGGGTGCAATATCTATTCAAAAAATTAACTTAGAAAAGTCAAAGGAATCTTTACTAGGTGAATTGAAAAAAATAGAAGATGAGCAAAACGATCTTAAAAAAGAACTTGAGGAAAAGTATGGAAAAATCTCAGTTAATTTAGAATCTGGCGAATACGAAATTATCCCAGAGCAAGAATAAAATGGCAGTTATAAATGCCACTAGCTTTCTGTTATTAAAAGATACAACAGTTGTAGGGCATTCTAAAAGCACTAGCTTTAATATTAATGTAGATTTACCAGATGCTACAACCAAAGAAAGTTTAGGTTGGGCAGAGGTTATACCAGGTGTTAAATCTGGAACATTAAGTTGTGAATGTTTAACAGATTATTCTGATACTTTAAATTTTGAGCAGTTAGCCGATATGGTGCTAACTAAACAAAAGGCAACTTTCTATTTTAAAGACAATGTAAATCCTAAATTAATAGTTAGAGGTGAGGGGTTTATTAACTCAGTTGATGAGACAGCTGAGTTTGAAACTGCTACTAGTTTTAACTTAGAAATAAACCTAACTGGTGTATTTACAGTTACTGATCCTAGCGAGGGTAAAACTTGGGATAATGTGTTTGAGTTTTGGGAAGATATATCAGATAACTGGGAAGATGTATAATTTTTTTATTTGTATATTTGTTACAGATTAATAATTAAAAAATATATAAATGGCTACACTAGGCGTATTTAATGGATCAGATTTATTACTTAAATTAACAGATGGAACATCAATAGCATCATCTACTATTATTGGACACTCAACATCTTGTACTCTTACACTATCAAATGATTTGCCTGAGGCAACTACAAAAGATAGCAATGGGTTTCAAGAAGTTATTGCTGGTGTTAAAAGTGGTGAAATTTCTTTTGAGGGATTAATTGCTTATGATGATGATGCAAATCCAGTTGATTTTGCTGACATTTTGATTGCAAGGAGAGCTGTATCATGGGAATTTGGAACTGCTAACTCTGATCCTATTTATTCAGGATCTGGGTTTTTAAGCTCAGTTGAAATGAGTGCTGAAATGGAATCTCCAGCAACTTATAGTGGTTCAATTACTGTAAATGGTGCAATTACTAAATCATAATTTAGGTAATTCTTAATAAAAATTAAAGGGGGTATGGATTGAGGGAACTATACCCCTATAAATATATAAATATGGCAAACAAAAAAAGAGGTTACTATACCTTAAAAATAGGTGGCAAAATGCGAACTATGCATTTTTCAATGAATTTCTGGTCAAACTTTACTGATGAATTAAATGTATCAATTGATAAAATAGGTGATGTATTTAATGATGGTATTTCACTTAGCACTATAAGAGCTTTAATATATAGTGGTTTATTGGCTAATGATCAAGAGCAAGGCAATGAAATTGATTATAATATTTTTAAAGTTGGTATGTGGCTTGAAGATTTAAAAACTGAAACTTTTACAGATGTAATAAGTTCAATGATGGAGTCAAGAATACTTGGCAACGATCTAAATATGGGTGTTGCTAGAAATATTAAAAAAACTACTAAACCTACAAAAGAGGGAAAGTAAGTTCCCAGCTGACTTGGGATAGTTTATTAGATTTTTATATTGGTCAAGCTGGGATTTCACCAGATGTTTTTTGGAAAAATACTTGGAAGGAAAATCATTTAATGGGCGAATCACATATGATCAAAAGTAATGTGGCTTGGGAACAAACCAGATATTTAGCTGCTATGCTTTACAATGTAAATTGCAATAAAAAAGGTCAAATGATTACACCAGATAAATTATTTCCTTTGCCTCAAGATGTTTATTTGGGTAAAGGAAAACCAAAGTCAACTAAAGAGCAATTTTTAAAATTTAAAAACAAAGTAGATAAAAGTAAGCTGCCAAAATAGGTGGCTTATTTTTTTTGTATTTTTACATAAAAATATTTTATGGCAAAGTTAAGATTAGATTTACAGCTAACTGGTTTTGAACAAGCTTCTACCAAATTGCAAAAATTTGGTAAAAAAATGCAAGCAGTTGGAAAAAGTATTTCTGCAATAAGTTTACCATTAGCTATTGCTGGTGGTGCAGCTATAAAAATGGCTAGTGATTTTGAAGAGAGCATGAACAAAGTTGATGTATCTTTTGGTAAATCATCAAATAAAGTTAAAGAGTTTGCAAAAACTACTTTAACACAATTTGGTATTGCAGAGGGATCAGCATTAGATATGGCTGCCCTTTTTGGTGATATGGCAACTTCAATGGGAATTTCACAAAATGCTGCTGCTAATATGAGTACTTCAATGGTTGCTTTAGCTGGTGATTTAGCATCTTTTAAAAATATTGGTATTGATCAAGCTACGACCGCTTTAGCTGGTGTATTTACTGGTGAGACAGAATCATTAAAAAGATTAGGCGTTGTAATGACTGAGGTTAACTTAATACAATTTGCTATGGAGCAAGGTATTCAAAAGAATATCAAAAGTATGACACAAGCTGAAAAAGTGAATTTAAGATACCAATATATTTTGGCACAAACTGGTAATGCACAAGGGGATTTTCAAAGAACACAAGAAGGTGCGGCAAACCAAATGAGAATATTTACGGAAGGTTTAAAAGAGTTAGGAGCGGATATTGGTAAAATATTATTGCCAGCATTTACTAATATTGTAAAATATGCAAATTCACTTGTTAAAAAATTTATAGATTTAGATGATAAAACAAAAAAAATAATAGTAGTAATTGGGTTAATAGTTTCATCTATTGGACCACTATTATTAACTATTGGTTATTTAACTTCCGCAATTGGTATAATGGCAAGTGGTTTTGCAACTTTAAAAATTGCTTTAATTGCTGTTAAAGGTGGCTTTGCAAAATTAACAGTAGTTATGATGGCAAATCCTTTTGTTGCTATTGCAACTGCTATTGTAGCATTAACTGGATATATAGTTACGATGGGTAATAAAATGGCTCCACTTATTAGCAAATGGCAAACATTTAAAAATATTATTAAATCTGGTGGGAATTATTCTAAGTTTGCTGCATTACAATTAGCTGATCAAGCAGGTGCTCAAAAAAAATTGGATGAGGAAACTGAAAATAATATAGATACAATAGATACACAAACCAAAAGCATTCTTAAAAATACTGAGGCAATCATAGATAATAATGATGCAAAACAGAGATCTCAAGTAGGAACTGTCAATTCTGGTTTAGGTGCAAAACCAAAAGGAGTTGAAGCTATTGTTGGTGTTGCTAAAATGGGCAAAGATCCAGCAACTGCTTTAGCCGAAAGTATTGGGAATGGTAATATTTTATTACAAAGCAAATTAACAGAAACTAGTCAAATGTTATCTGAAAGTCAAATGGAATATATAAACAATGCACATATGTTTAATCAACAATTAGGTGGGGTTTTTGAATCTGGCTTAGAAGGTTTAGCATCTGGCATTGGAGCTGCTTTAGGACAAGCAATTGCAACTGGTGGCAGTTTAGGTAGTCAATTAGGAGCTGTATTATTAGGCACTCTTGGTGGTGTTGCAACACAAATTGGTAAAATGGCTATTGGAATCGGTATTGCATTAGAGGGTATAAAAAAAGCATTACAAAGTTTAAACCCTTTTGTTGCTATTGCTGCTGGTATTGCTTTAGTGGCTTTAGGTTCGTTTTTTCAATCTAAATCAGCTAAAATTTCTGAAAGTATAGGTGGAGGTGGAGGTGCTAAAGCATTTGCTAAAGGTGGCATCGTATCTACACCAACTCTTGGTTTAGTCGGAGAGTACCCGGGAGCGAGATCCAATCCAGAGGTGATAGCTCCTTTAGATAAATTAAAAAGTATTATAGGAGACAGAGGTCAATCTCAAGTCAATGTAAGTGGCCAATTTGCACTTAAAGGTCAAGATTTAGTAGTTGCATTACAAAGAGCAGATAGGAATAGAAATAGAATTAAATAATGGCATACGGAGTTAAATTTAGATTAGAGTTTTCTGATGACTTAGAAAATGGCAAAAAAATAGAAATCTTAAAAGATGGCTATACTGGAACTGTATATGATTTAATAGGAACTAGTGATCCAGTACAAATTAGCTGGGATCAAGATGATAATTTTTATGATCCTATTATTGGCTCAACTTGTCAAATAAATCTTTTTGTTACAGATACAACAAACTATGATGATTTTTATATTGCTGATGAGAGAGAGTACAAAATCAAAATTTCTTATAAAGATTCTAGTAATAATTATCAAACCTATTGGCAAGGGTGGCTGTTAGTAGATCAATTTCAAGAAGCTGTTACATCAACTCCCTATCCTATAACTTTACAAGGTTATGATGCATTAGGTAGCTTAGATGGGTTTACACAGCCATTAACAACATCTGGTGGTGTTCAAATTACTGGCAGTTTTATGGTTTTTATACATGAGATATTAGAAAATATAAATTTAGGTTTTGATATTTACGTTTCAAATGATATACAAAAAGATGGTGCAATTTCTGGCTATAATATATTTGATCAAGCATCTTGTGGAGCTGATAGTTTTTTTTCAGATGGTGTTGATCCAAAAAATTGTAAAGAGGTTTTAGAGCAAATTTTAAAATTTACAAACTCAAGAATTTTTCAAAGTTATGGCAGATGGTATATAATTAACAACTCAAGTTATAGTGAGCAATCAGTTAAAGATAGTAGTGCAACAACAGCTAATGGTGGCACAATACCAACTGGTATTAGAGCTGCTGAAACTGCTAGTTTACAAGCCAATAATGATGAGGATATAAAATATGATATTTATAATTCAGCTGGTGTATATCAATCAACAAGCACAGTTGATGTTTTATCTATTGTGCCAAGTGATCTGCAACCAATAGGCAATAATTTAACAAAAGAATATTTACGACCATTAAAAGAATATACACAAACTGTAAACATGGCTGGGTTTTTTAGCTCAAATATTATAGGCAATTCTGGATTTGAATTTGGCACATCTGGCTGGACATTAACAAATAGTAGTGTTGTAAGTGATTTTAGTTTTCAAGGTGATGCATCTTTAAAATCTACTAATTTACAAACATCTGCTAGTGGAACTGGTGTAACTGCTACATTAGTAAATTACATTGATGAAGCTGGATCTGATTTTGTAGGTTATAAATTAAAAATAAATAATTTTTTTAATTCAACATCTAGTGTTGTTAGGGGTTTTAGATGGCAAGTCAAGGCGGTTGCTTTTACAATACCAGGTGATCCCCCAATAGCAACAAGATATTGGGATGGTAATGCTTGGACAACCACAGCAACAATTAATGAAGTAAATATTGTAAATAATAGAAGATGGAAAAGCTATGATTTCACAGCTCCAGCATTGCCAAATAATTCATGGCGATTATATTTTTATTTATATGATCCCTTTCAAACTGGTAGCACATCTGGTTTTACAGATACACATTGGGATTCAATAATATTTGATAAAATATATATAAATGAAGATGGGCAACGATCTGAGTTTTTTGAAAAATTTGATTTACTACAATTTAAAAGAAAACGTACTGGTAATTTTTCTGGTTTATTAAATTTAGATGGTTTGATATTAACTAATCAAGAATATTCTAAAATATCTGGTGAATTTTATAGATCAAGAGATAAAACAAATTACTTGAAATCAATAGAACAAATTACAACTCAACAAGTCATAAATGATTATAGAGATTTTGTAATTAGATATGAGGGCGATTTATACAATAATAATGTTTTGCCATTAGGGTTACATAATAAAATATGGATAAATTTTGGATCAAGTGTTTTACAAGAACCAGTTAGTTGCTATATAGATTCAATGTCCTATAATGTCAAAAAAAATACATATAATATAATAATGCATATACCGAATCAAAATGATGATTTATCATCTGATTTTGTAATAAAATTTTAACTTTTTTCTTTTCCTTGTTTGCTGTGAAAACCCTCTTAGTGCCTAACACTTTGGGGGTTTTCTTTTATAAATAAATTAAAATAATTCTTTTATTTAAAAATTTTTTTTTATTTTTGTAAGCTAAATAACAAAATATGATATTTGAAATTCATTTTAGGAATGAGCTTAAAAGGTTAAAATTTAAGCGATACCAAATTTGTACAATCTTAGGTTGTACCATGCCAACACTTAAAAGCAAAATTGAGAATCCAGGGCGATTAACTGTTGATGACATTACCAAATTAAAAAACTCTGGGTTCGATATTAACAGATTAATTTAAACCAAACTATAATTTTATGAAATCAGTAAACATTAAGGGAAAGGAATATATTACAGTTAATGAACGACTAATATATTTCAGATCAAAGCCAACTTATAAAGGTTGGAAAATCATTGAGGAGCTTGTATCCTTAGATGAAAAAGAGGGGGTTTTTAAAGTGACTATTTTTAACTCTGAAAACCATCAAGTAGTAAATGCTCATGCTCAAGAATATAGAGATTCAAGCTATATAAACAAGACATCATTTGTTGAAAATGGTTTTACTAGTGCTTTAGGTAGGGCATTAGGTTACTTGGGTATTGGCATTGATACAGCTATTGCATCAGCTGATGAGGTGCAAACTGCTGTTAAAAACCAGCCAAAAGATAATAAATCTTGGCTAAATGAAAATCAATTAATTGCAACACTAAAAGGCACAAAAGAACAAGCTGAAAAAGTGATAGGTAATTATAAGATGAAAAAAGAATATAGAGAAAAAATCAATAATCAATTTAATTTAAAATAATAATATGGAAGCAAATGAAAAAATTTTTACAGAGGGTTTAATTGTCAAAAGAAATGACAATGCACCAGATTTTGTAATTGGCAATCTTAGTGTTAAGGTTGATGAGTTTAAACCTTTTTTAGACAAACACACTAAAAATGGATGGGTTAATATAGATTTAAAAAAATCTCAAAGTGGTAAATACTATGGTGAGATTAATACTTGGCAACCTAAACAAAATGCTCAAGCTCCAGCATCAAATGATGGTGGCAATGATTTACCATTTTAGTTATGTGCATTAATGGCGAAACCTTTGAATATTTTAGAACACAAGAAAAGGTTAAATTAATTAAAAAATGTGTTAATACTTTAAGATCACATGGTTACACAATTATAGATTTAGAGGGTGTAATTATAGAAAATGATATAAAGTAATTCTCTTTTTAATACTGGCAAACAAAGGGAATAAAGAGGGCAAGATTAATTTCTTGCCTTTTTTTTTATAATTTATTTGAATAATTAAAAATATTTTTTTAAATTTAAAACTAATTTTAAAATTTATATATGAAAAACGTATTAACAGAGTACACTAAATTACAATTAATATTATATGATTTAGAAAATGAATATCCTAAAATGTCAGAGGATGGTAAAAGAAATTTTAAAGAATTATTTAAAATGTTTAATATGAAAAATTCAATGAAAGTTATAGAAAATAAAACATCAGATGAAATTGAACAAGAAAATTTATATAACCATTATCGTAAAGGATTTTTACACAAATTAGAATTTAATAATAAATGGTGGGTTTCAAAAGGTGTATTGAGATTGAGATATGATTTATCAGTTCCAACTATATTAAAATATAGAAAGCAAGGCATGCCAGGTATTTTAACTGGCAGAGGTTGGATGTTTAATATAAATGTGACTGATCAATGGATGAGGGATAATAAAAAAGGTGAGTTAATAATTAAAGATCAAACTAATTTTCACTTATTAGAAACATTATAAAAAAAAATTATGAAAGTAACTAAAGTAACTAAGATTTACCGACCAATGAGAAAATTTGGCAACCTATTAAAAGATATTTTTTTACCAGAAACATCAACTCATTGGTGGATTAGAGTAAGCGAAATTGCATACTCTGAGCAAGAAAAAAAAGAAATGATAAATATTATAACAAAAAAATTAAATAATAGAATTAAGGTTTATGAAAGTAATTAAAGATAGTAATGATCAATACCATTCGCATGATAGTATATCTGCTAGTGGTTTAAAAACGATATATAAAAAATCTGTATATCATTTGTTAAATCAAAAATTTAAAGAAACTCCAGCAATGGCATTAGGTACAGCGGTGCATCAAGCTCTATTGGAGCCAGATGATTTTTATGACATTTATCATATAATTGAAAAAATTAATAAAAGAACTAAAGCTGGAAAAGAGGAATATCAAAAGCAATTAGATTTAGCAAAAGATAAAATTATAATTGAGTCAGATACTCATGAAATAATTAAAAATATTTTAGGTGCTTTTAGACAAAATGAGTTAGCGCAAAAATATTGTAAAGGTGAAATTGAATTGTCACACTATACACAATATGAGGGCATTGATGTAAGGGTGCGGCCAGATTGTATTAATAGAATATCAAATTTTATTAGTGATGTAAAAACTTGCCAAGACAACTCACCAGAAGCATTTAAAAGAGATATATATAAATGGGGTTACCATTTGCAAGCGGCATTTTATATGGATATGTGTGGTATTGATACTTTTAAATTTATTGCAGTTACAACTACATTCCCACACACTTGTGAGGTTTATACTTTAAGTGATGAGATGATTGAGTTTGGCCGCAATGCATATAAACAAGCATTTGAAAAATGGAAAATATATTTAGAATCTGGTAATGTGCCAGGTTATCATTGGTATCAATTTGCAAAAGATGGATCTTATGTTTTATAAAAATAAATCTGACTTATATAGGGCAATAGTCGAAAAGCATACTAATTTAGAGTTAAGCACACCCACTAGACAATTTAATTATGTTTTTGCTAGGAGCTGTTATTATTATTTATGCAGAAAATTTGGCTTGATGAGTTTTGCCAAAATTAGCGCAACTGTAAATAAAAATCATGCCACTGTAATGCATAGCTTAAAAGAGCTGCCATATATTATAAAACATGATCGTGTTTGCAATAGTATATTTCAAAAAATTGTTAGTGAAGTTAGAAAAGATTATTTTATTCCTAAAACTAAAAAGACATTAGATCAGCTGGTAACTAACCATAATTATTATTTATTAGAAAATGGCAATCTAAAAAATATTGTAAAAAAATTAGAAAGTAAAGTAAAAAGGTTAACAAATAAAAATAAAGAAATGAAAAGAATTATTTATGTTATGGCCGATACCGACTAAATATTTTTTAATTTTGTAAAAAAACTTTATGAAAAGAAATCCTTATGCTAGATTTTTAGGTAAAGAAGATGTATTGCAAAACCAAGTAATGAGATATATAGGATTAAAATATCCTAAAGCTCTTTACACCCATGTAGCAAACGAGGGTAAACGAACACCTTTTGAAAGGTATAAAATGAAATACTTAGGCACTAAATCTGGAATACCAGATATAATGATATTTAACCCAAATAAAACAAAGAATGGCTTAGCGATTGAATTAAAAGCTGGGTATAATAAACCCACTGAAACACAAAAAGAATGGCTTAAAGAGCTTAAAAACAATAACTGGGTGGCTGTTTGGAGTAATAATTTAGATGAGTGCTTAGAAATAATAGATGAATATTTTAAAAATTAATAATGGCTAGATCAAAAAAAATATATTTTGAGGAAGTCGAACAACGAGTAAGATGGACACAAAGCTCAACTGATAAAATGAAATACAATTATAAATTTATTGGTGTGGCTAGTGAAGCAGAATTTGATCTGCTAATGGAGTTACTTTGGTTTATGTACGAGGAAGATGAAATATCTTATAATCAGTTTTTCGATACTTTTAGAGAATTAAAAACATTTTGTGATGGAATTAAAGGTTTGGTTGACAAACAATAATTTTATTACTTTACTTATTTATGAAATACAATAAGATTTTAAAACCTAAAAAGTTTGACTACTTTACTATTATACCTAGCTCCATATTTAGGCACAAAAATATTACAGTTGGTGCTACTGGCTTGTATGCTTATTTATTTTCTCACACAGCTGAACAAGAAATAACAATACAATTTATTTGTGGGCATTTTAAAGAATCAAAAGGTGCTATTGGTCGTAAACTTAATGAGCTTATTGATGCTGGTTATTTAGTTAGGAAAAGGGTAACTGATAAAGGTAAATTTAAAGGTTATAATTATATACTAAAAGCAAAACCAAAAACCCAAAAACCAGAACCCCAAAAACCGAAACCGCAAAATGAACCACAAAGTAATATTATATATAATGATAACAATATAAAGAGTAATATAACACAAACTGAGAAAATGCAAAATGCATTCCCTCACTTTGTTAAATTATTTGATAAAAGATACCAACCAAAAACTGATGCACAAATTGAAAGTTGGCAAGTAGTTTTAGATAGATGTGTTAGAATTGACAAGTATAGTTTAGATGAGGTTTATTTAGCTGTTAAAAATGCTAGAGAATCTGATTTCTGGAAAAATAATTTTTTAACATTATTGAAACTTAGAAACCATGACAAAAATGGAATTATGTACATTCATAGGTTTATTGAAAATAATAGAAAATACAATAAGCCGAAATGTTACTACAAAATAAAAGGCATACAAGAATATAAATTATACAATGATCCTGATGGCTCTGAAAGATTAGGTGCTATAACTAAATACAATAA